GGCAGCGCCATCGCCATCCCGGCCGGCGTAACCATCGACGGCTATTTCACGGCCATCAAGCTGCACGCCGGATCGGTCATCGCTTACAAGAAGTAACTCAACATGAGCGCGGAGCAGCATCTAGGAACGGTTGAGAAAGGGCTGATCGGGACGTTTGCGACTAGCACTTCGGTAGCCGTGTCCATTGTTGCCCAGATCGAAGTCTACCTGCGCATCGCCGGCCTTCTGGTCGGTCTTGCCATCGGTGTCGTCACATTACTTTCGGTCCTTCGGGACTATAGGAGAAAAGGAGAAAAACCATGAAACGAAGCAACTGGAAAACTACAACCCTCGGACTGCTCACCGCAGCCATCGCCATCGCCACCGGAGCCAAGGAATATCTGGCCACCGGAAACCTGCCTGACATCGGCATGCTCGCCGCTTCGCTTGCCGCAGCGTGGGGCTTGGTCGTTGCCAAGGACGCCGATAGCCGCATCTGAAAGAACCATGCGCCGCGCCCCGAAGTTCATTGCCACTGCGATCCTTGCGTTAGCTTGGGCTGCTCTTGTGGTTGGGTGCGTTAGCGTTCCGATCCCACCGTCCGACATGGGCAACATGCGCGCCGGTCAGCTCGGCAACATCGAGGCCCGCGTCGTGGTGGCCTACAAGCCGAACTGGCAGGGGCTCAGTCAGGCAGCGGTAGATCGCCTCTTCAAACAAAAGGCTGACGGTTACGCGAAGTGATGTGGAACTGGATAAAGAGACTATTTGGCAAGCAGTCAGACGCTATCCCAGCGCATGCCTTGCCGAGCTCTGCCTCCGCATCCACTCAGAGTTACATCGTCGCGCCGCCGCAGAAGACCTACACCGAGACGCGCGGCTTCACGCCGAACAAGCAGCCGAACAAGATCAAGCCGGAGGCGATTGTCCTGCATCACAGCGACGGAAGCTACCTTGGTGGTGTCGAGTGGATCGCCAACCCGGTGTCTAAAGTGAGCTACCACGTCCTCATCGCCCGCGATGGACGCAGGACAGTATTCTGTAACGACACTGACCGGGCGTGGCATGCAGGTGTCAGCTCTTGGCAGGGCCGCAAGGATCTCAATAGCTGGAGCCTCGGCGTGAGTTGGGAAGGCAACACCTACGACCGTCCTCTGGAAGACGCAGCGATGGACAGCGCCATCGAGTATCTGGCGCCTCGGATGAAGAAGTGGGGCATCCCGCTGAACATGGTGGTCACTCACCAGCAAATTTCACCAAACCGCAAAACAGACATCTCGGCGGCTGATGCCGCGAGATTCAAAAGCCGCCTCAAAGCCGCACTATAAATTATGCCAGCAAAAACCATCAGCCAACTTACGCAAGCGACCACGATCAACGGCACCGACGACTTTGCCATTGAGCAGTCCGGCGTGACCAAGCGCATTGCCGCCTCCGTCGTGCGCGGCGACATCGCAAATGCCAACATCAGCGCCTCGGCGGCGATTGCTCACAGCAAACTAGCAGCCCTCAACAGCGCGCAGATCCTTGTCGGCAACGGCAGCAATGTGCCCACGGCTGTTGACGTGACCGGCGATGTGACGATTAGCAATGCGGGGGTGACGGCGATTGGTAGCGCAAAGGTGCTTCCAGCGATGTTGTCGCAGCCCTATACGCTGGCGACAGCGGTTGCGTCTACGAGCGGAACGGCGATTGATTTTACTGGGATTCCGTCTTGGGTGAGGCGGATTACGGTGATGTTTAACGGGGTTAGCACTAATGGGACAAGTGGAAAGCTAATCCAGATCGGCGCCGGTTCTTTTGTAACGTCTGGTTATGACAGCCAAAGCGTTGCGTTTGGAACAACAACAGCCACGCAGTCTGCAACCTCTGGATTTTCAGTCTACGGGACAACGGCGAGCGAAGCACTAATAGGTCACGCCACGTTGACGCTTGTATCTGGCAATTCATGGGTCATGTCGGCGGTTGGGAAGCTGGGAAGCGGATACACTTTTGCAAGTGGAGGATCTTTGACGCTTTCCGGGGCCCTCGACCGCATCCGCGTCACCACCGTCAACGGCACCGACACCTTCGACGCCGGAACGATCAACATCGCCTACGAAGGCTAACCCATGGCCCTCTCCGACCAAGTCATCCGCGACGGCGATCAAGGGTTCATCGGCTTTGCAAGTCGGTTGAATCCCTTGACGCTGCCTGCTGGTGTCTTGCAGCTCTCGGAGAACATGCGTCTGGATCGCGGTGTGGCGCAGGTCCGCAAGGGCGCCAAGCGTATGGCCGAGAATATCAGCATCGCGGCGACTCCGCTGACGGTGCCGTTTGTTCTTACTGCTTCGCCCAACGAGCCGATCATCCGCTCGGTCTACACCGGCGGCGTCTTTGCAAGCTGCGTCTACCGATCGCCAGACTCGGTGAACAGTAATGAGATTGTCGTTCTAGCCGGCAGCGATGCCGCCTACACGCAGCTCCTCGATGACAGCGAGAATGTCGCCGGGGTGTGGTCGGCCGGGACATGGGTGACGAATACCGGCGACGAGATCGTGACCAACGATGGTTTTAACATCACCTTCAGCGCATTGTCCGCTCGCATCTCCTACCCTTCGTCGCCCGACGAGATCGTGGAGCCGAGCGACAAGGTTCACATGGTGCAGGCTGTCAATCGGCTCTACCTGCTGCGCCTCGCCGATAATAGTCGCCAAGAATATGCCAGCCGCGTCCTGACCTCTGGCGGCATCTCGGTGAGCACTACCACGGCAACGGTGAACCTCACCGGACACGGCTATCCGGTCGGCGCCCGCATTCGTCTGGAGGGCAGCACGGTCCCGGCCTTTGACGGTCACGAATACGACATCCAGACGGTCGCCACCGACAGCTTCACCATCACGGTCCCAAGCGGCACGGCCAGCGACAGCACGATCAGCGGACGGACAGCCCGCCGAGTGAAGGCGCCCTTATACTGGGATGGCTCCAGCACCACGTTTGTCCGCAGTCCCGGTGGTGTTCCGGCTGAAGGTGTGACCTATCGCCGCATGCCGAGTGTTGCTTGGGCAAGCTATATCAACAACAGGATGATTCTGCCGGACGGCCGCGATCAGGTCATGCTGTCGGACATCCTAGATCCGAACCTTTACGATCCGTTCTGGCAGTCTTTCCGCGCCAACTCTGGCGGTAACGATGAAGTGGTCGCAGTTCACGCTTGGGTCGAAAACTCGGCGCTGGTCTTTTGCCGCAAAAGCATCTGGCTGGCGGAAATCAGCCAGACATCGGCCATTGATGGATCTGATTCGGACATCAATACGGCGGTCAGCAACCTCTCGCTACTCACCGATGAAGTCGGCTGCTCTGCGCGGCGTACCATCCAGACGGCCGGGCAATACGTCTATTTCCTCTCCGATGCCGGTGTCTACCGCTTGGACGCCCGCCTCGACCTCAAGCTGCGCGGCGACACCCGCCCGCTTTCCGACAGCATAGCTGACAAGCTGCAAGAGCTAAACGCTTCGCAGGTCTACAACTCGGTCGGCCTTTGGTATAACAATCGCTATTATCTCGCCTGCCCGCTTGCCGGTTCGGAGAACAACAACGGCGTCTTCATTTACAACGCGATCAACGGCGACAACGGCATGTGGGAGACCCGCGACATTTACGGCTTTGGCGTGGATAACTTTCTGGTGGCAACGCACGGCAGCGAGCGCCGCCTCTTTGTGACTAACCAAGCCGGCAAGCTGTTCATGCTAGATGAGCTGGAGTCAGGCGACGATGCGCCGGACAGCACAGTGACCGGCTATGTCGGCACCATCCCGGGCAAGATCGTCACGCGCCGCCTCAACTTTGGTGAGATGTCGAGCAAGCGGTTCCTGCGCTCTGTTGCTGACGTGATTATTCCCAACGGAGGCGGCATGACGACTCAAGTAAGCGTCTACGATCCAGACAAGACCGAGCAGATCGGCAGCATCACCAACAGCAGCGGAGTCACCGAAGACTATCACCTCAAGTCACCGATCCGCTTTAAGGCACACAGCGCCGAACTCACTTTCACCACAACCGGCCAGCGCCCGCAGATCCGCAGCGCGGCCATCGAGGCATCGCCCAAGAGCCTGCCCGCAACTTTAACACGCAACGAAAGCTAGGAGATAATTATGGCAACAGTAACTAAAGGCAGAACATTTGTCAGTGGAGAGACCGTCACGCCGGCCAAGCTCAATGATCTTGTGGATCAGGCAACGGTGACGGCTATCCAGACGGCAGATATCAGCGACTCTCAGGTCACTACGGCGAAGATTGCCGATGCCAATGTGACGGCGGCCAAACTGGCAAGCAGCGCTGTCGAGACAGCCAAAATAAACAACGGCGCCGTTACCGGCCCGAAACTTGCAGACGGCATGGTTGTGCAGGTTGTGCAGGCAACGACAACTACCGTTACAACAATCAGCAGCGCAACGGCGTCTCACGAAATTCCGGCGGACAACACCAAACCACAAAACACAGAAGGTGTAGAAATTTTGACGCAAGCAATAACGCCGGCGAGCAACACAAACAAAGTTCTCGTTAGGGCGGTCGTGCCGTTTGCCTTAGAAGGTTCAAACACTCCGGTTATCGCGCTTTTTAGGGGCGCCGGTGCTACCGCAATCGCCACAAGTTACATTTCAACCGTTTCAGCATTCAACGGCATGCTTGTCATTGAGTATTTAGACTCTCCGGCAACAGCATCTTCGGTGACTTATCGAGTCAGGGTTGGGCGCGGGTCGTCCGGCACATTTTACGTCAACGGAGCAAGCGGCGGCGTTGCAAGATTTGATGAAACTCAGTTTGCAACACTGACACTCACTGAGATCAAGGCCAGCTAACAATCGAAAGGCATCACTATGGCAAAGAAAAAGAAATCTTCATCAGCACCGGCACAAGCCGAGCCAATCAACTACGGCGCGCTCATGGCGTCAGCCAGCGAAGCAGCAGCGGCAGCGGCACGCGCACAGGTGCAGGCGCAGATCGAGGCGTATCCGCAGCTTGAGGCGCTTCAGCTCGGCACGATCTCCAAGATCAGCGGCAACCTCGACAACCAATACACGAAGGACGCTCGGGCCGCTCTCGGCCGGTCAATGGAAGACACGGCTGGCGTGCGCGGCATCGGCCAGCAGCTTCAGCGACAAGCCGGACCAACGCGCATCGAGCGCGAGCTTCGCCGTCAAGCCATGGACGAGCTGGCGCTTGGTCGCCAACTTTCACCCGAAGAAATCCGCGATGCGCAGCAGTCGGCCCGCGCCGCTTTCGCCGCTCGCGGCCTTGGCACCAGTATGGGCAGCACGGCCGCCGAGATCCTTAACCGCGACCAATACGCGCAGGCCCGCGAGTCGGCCCGCCGCAACTTCGCTGCTTCGACCAACCAGATGGTGACAGGCAATGTCTTTAGTCGCATGGGGCAAGCTGCCACCACTCTCGGCGCCGCCGGTCAGATGGATCAACAGTCGGCAAATCAGCTTCCCGCGATTGATCCGTATGCGAGGGCGCTTGGGCATTCCAACATTGGCGGGCAGATTGGATCTAACTTAAGCAACGCAATGAGCCAGAATTGGCAGAACGCACAGCAGATGGCCGGGAACGTGGCGTCTTGGAATGCCAATATGCTAGATAGCCGTTTCAATGCTTACATGAACAACCGCGCCGCGATGAATGCGGCGAGGATGCAGAGCGGCGCGATGAATCGTGCGGGAATGATGGGCATGTTTGGCGGGATTGGCCAAGGTCTGATGAGCGCAGGTGGCGCTATAGGATCAGCCGCCATGATGGCCCCGGCGATTGCGGCCCTCTCCGACAAGCGCGAGAAGACCGAGATTAAACCTCTCGGTAAATCCGGAAGCGTGCTCGGGCTCAAGATGTATAGCTACAAATACAAGGGCGATGACAAAGAGCGCATTGGGATGATGGCGCAGGACGTGCAGAAGGTTCTGCCGGAAGCCGTCACCGAAGTTGATTACAAGGGCAAGAAACGCTTGGCAATCAAGCCGGCGATCATCGGCGCGGCCCTCGCCACAGAACTCGCTGCGCAGGCGGCTTAATCAAGGAGAAAACTATGTTTGCTTACAATCCAACAGTGAATGACATGAGCGGCCAGATTATGGCCCAAGGGACAGTCGGCGCGGCGCAGACCAGTGCCGATATGTATAACAAGCTCGGCCAAGACATCGGCGGGGTGATCCAGCAATTTGCCGGCATGTATGCCAACAACAAGGCGATGGATGCCAAGGCTTCGGCTTACAAGGACTTCCTGGGCAAGCACGGAAGCCAGCTCGGATTCGACCCGGAATGGATCAAAGGATTCATGAAGGCGCCGCGGGATCAGCAGCTCGCCGCGGGCGATATGTTGACCGGACAATTCGGACAGCAGATCGGCCGCATGGAATACCTCAACCGCCAGGCGGAGCTATATCCGCGGCGCGGCGGGGGTGGAGGTGGCGCCGGTGGCGCTGGCGGCGGTGATTACGTGGTGGGCGGCGGATGGGGAGAGTAAGCCATGGACTTCGACTCTTACTTGCAAAGCAAGGGCTACGCCCCGGGCACGCGGATTCCCGCGGCCGCGGCACGGCAGCTGCATGCGCAGTTCCTCAAGGATAGCTCGGGATCGGAATTCCAACCGAAGACCGGCACGGCAACCAATGCCGCGACCGGTGACGTGGTGCGCTATTTCACCTCGTCGGCCAACTCGGCCCAGGTGTTGCCGGAGGAGCGCTTCAAAGAAGGACCAATCGACAAGGATGGGACGCAGTTGGTCTTTGATCCGTCCAAAGGAAAGTATTTTCCGGCGACCAATGCGGCGACCGGCGCGGTGGTAAAGCCGAAGGTGAAGTCGTCGGGGTTTGCTGTCACGCCGGACGGTAAAATTATTCCTGCCGGGATGATGGAGCCCGAAGCAACACCGGCCCCGACACCGGACCCGGCGATGACGAATTCGATGGCGTTCCAGGGCGTGCCGGCGCGTGCGGCTTACGAGACGAATATGCCGACGGGTGTGGCGGCGCCGCAGATGTCCGGCGCGATGGGCGGAGGTGGCGGAATCACGATGACGCCGGCGCCGGCCGCGGCGGCACCAACAAATGCCACGGCCCCGGCGCTGAGCTCGCCGGAGGAAATCCGGGCGGCGTATCAGCGCAAGCAGATCAGCAAGGATGAAGCGATAAGGCTATTGCGCGGCGGTTCATAATCGGACGATGTCGGCTGTCGCAAAACGATTCCGCACGGACGAGGAGGCGCTGGCCTTTTTGGACGGGCAGGATGATTACCTGCAAGAGCAGGACCGGCTGATCGCGCAAGGTGCGGACCCGCTCGCCCTGTCGCCGGAGGACCGTGCCATTGCCGATCGGCCGATCGAGCCGTTACCGGAACTCATGCTGGACCCGCTGGCGGCCAATGATCGCATCATGCCGGGGTTGTATTCGCCGGAAGAAGAGGCACTCATCGCGGCCGAGCGCAATGCTCCCTACCAAGAACCGGCGTTGCCGAGCGACTTGGAAGAGAATCTTCCGCCGGTGCAGACGCAAGTGGCGCGGCCGGTGGAGGCGACCTTCAGAACGGACGACGATGCCGCGGCATTCCTCGATGCGCCCGCGGAGGCCCTGGCGCCGGAGGATAAGGCGGCGACCGCTCCGGTGAAATTTGAGACGGATAAGGCGGCGGCGGATTTTCTTGAGACCTTACCGGCGGCGCCGGGACCGGCGGGCTCGTCGCAGTTGGCTTACGACACAACGGTTCGACCGGAGAATGTGGAGGGGCCGATTCCGTTCGGGGAGAAGGATCGTCCGTATCGGACGCGCTCGGATGGCACGCTGGAATTCGACCCGCGGCGGATGCGTGACGGCGTGACGCAAGCGCTCAAGGACCAGGTGATCACGGGCGAGCAATTCGCCAAGCTCCAGCCGTCGATCGAGGCGGCGCAAAAGGTGATCGAGAATGAGGCGAAGCTGCGCGCCCGGGCCAAGGACAACGGCGCCCTGGCGTCGGCCTTGCAGGGATTCGGTCGGGGCGGAGCGATGACGCTCGGAGCGATCGGCGGATCGAAAGCTGGCGCCGCGGCCGGGCTCTTGACCGGACCTTACGCTCCGGTGGCCTCGCCGGTGCTCGGCTTGGTCGGCGGCGTGGCCGGGGCGGTGACGATGGGGATGAACTACGACCTCGTCTACAAGGAGCTGGCCAAGCACTACGAGGAATACGATGCGGTGCTGGCCGCGGCGGAGCTGAACCCCGGATGGAACACGGCGGGCGAGCTGGTCTCGGTGGCGGTGGGTGTGCCGCAAGCGGTGCGCGGAGCGGCGACGGCGCTGGCGACAACGCGGGCGGCGGAAGGTGCGGCCGGGGTGGCGCGTCAGGTGGGCACGGCGGCCGGCCTGGGCGCTGGCTCGGGCGTGGCAGGGTATTCTTTGGACCGCACGGTGCGGGGCGAACCGATCACGCCGGGCGGCCTGGCAACGGCGGCCGCGGCGGGCGCGGCGTTTGCGCCTTTCATGATCACGCCAGGCGCGGCCGGGACGCAGGAGATGGCGAACATCACGGCCAAGGTGCGGGCGGGACAACCGATCTCGCCGATGGAGCGGAGGATTTACGAGGCGGCGGCGCCGGCGATGCGGGCGGCGTTTGCCGAGATGGATGCGGCGGGCGGACGATACACCGGCGGCCGCTACGATGCGTCGGGCAAATGGATGCCGGGCATGGAGGTGACAGTGCCGACGTCGTCGGTGCTCGGCCTGGCGCCGGCGGCGGGCAAGGCGACGGTGCGGCTGCCTTACGAAGTGCCGGCACGCCTGGGTGCTCCGGCGGTGGCGAAGGCGCAGGGGTTTGCGGCAAGGCCGACCCTGGCTGCGGGGGCCGAAGGCGCGGGGACGACTGCTCCAGTGCGGGCGCCGCGGCCGACCGAGGCGCCGGTGAATGTGCTGCCGCCGGGACCGACGATCGTGACGCCGACGCAAGCGATGCTCGGCGTGGAGGAATTCCTGGCGCGGCAGGTGGGCGTGCGAGGCATCCAGACGAAGGGCAACTTCGAGGCGATCCTCGAGCTGATGGACGAGCACAAGCAGATCGTGACCGACGCGATCGGCCGCAACGAACCGGTCTCGATCGACGCGCTGGACAGCTACGAGATCCGCGTGCCGTATTACGACCGCGACGAGGAGACCGGGCTGGCGACTTACAGCGAGGAGGGCTTCAAGGCTTACGAGGCTTATTTGAAGGGGCAGGATGCCGAGGGCGCGGAGAATGTGCGGACCGGCGGCATCGACATCTTCGAGGCGATCCGCGACAGCGGCGGGCTGCCGTCGGGCAAGAGCGACAAGGTGAAGCAATGGGCCGGTGAGCTGAAGCGTATCCGCGAGGCGCAGAATCCGGGCAATGCGCTCGGGGTGAAGGGCACGCTGAATCTCTTCCGCAAGGACGCGCCGGATCTCGATGGGCTGATCAAGAACCTGCAAGGCTACGGCTTCCAGGTGACGACGCCGGCGGAGTTGTTCGATCTGATCGACCAACGCTTCAAGACGGGCAAACCGATCTATGCCTACGGCGCGGAGGAACCGCTCGAGATGCGGGGACGGCGCCGGCCGCCGGCGCCCGGGGCGCCGCGCCAGGGCGAGCTACTCGGTGAGTCGGATGTGGAATTTTCATTGGTCGGTCAGACAGACCGGACGAGCTTGACGCCGCAAGAATTGCAACAACGCGCCATCGAAGCCGAACGCAAGGCGGCCGCGGACAAGTTGCAGGACGATTTGTTTGGGGCGCCGCCGGTGGCGTCGCAACCGCCCGTGCCACAAGCGGACCTGGCTGCTCCGAGCGCATCACCTTCGTCAAGCGTCGACCCGCGGAACTTTGCCCCGAATGACGTGCTCGAGGTAACTCTGAAAGACGGCACGGTGTTTCAGGGCTCGCTGAGAGACGCGCAAGGCAATCTGTATATTGAAGAAAGCGGGCGACCGCGGATTATATTTTTGGACCCTGCACAAGCCGCGTCAGTGCAATCCATGAAAGTCATCACGCCGGCTGCTGATGTGATGGCCGCCAGAGCACGCAAGAATTTTGGAGAGATTGCTTACACACAACCAAGGACCCGAGATGAATACGAGGCCACGCTCTACGACCTAGCGCGCCAAATAAATGAGATCAGTCGCAGTCGCCGCGACCAACGGTTCGGCGATGACGACATGGAAAAATTCAGAAGGGGGTTACAGTTAGAGGCGCAATTCGACAAAGTGGCGGATGAAATAGAACTGTCTAAAAAGAAACGGCGCTACATACAAACACAGCCCGCCGTAGCAAGATACTTCAAGGGCAAAACTCCTCCACGCATACCGGAGTTTGTTTATTCTCCGCTCGACCAACTGGAATACGAAATTCCCAAACCTTCAGATTTCGACCCAGATCAAACTACGCGCCGCCGCCGCTCGCCTCGCCCTATTGAGTCGCTAGATACCTACAAGGAAATCACCGACTCCCTAAGTGATGCTCAACTAAGGCTGGCAAGGGGGCGGATGTCATCCGAGCGCCGGGAAAAATTTGAGGCTATCGTCGCCAAACGTCGTGACCAAATTGCCAAGGGCAATTTCTTTGAGGCGGCGCTTGGACGCATGACGCCATCGGAATTCGTAGCATATCGAGCCAAACAAGACGGGGTGGCTGTCGATACCTTGTCGGCGGATACAAGAAAAGCATTAGAAGCCGAACACGCGTCGTTGCAACGACAGCACAACACGCAATCAGATGCGCCGTTGGGCGCCGTCTCAACCGATCCGCTAACTCCTCCGCTCGAGGCGCGGGGTGGCGGCGCGTCCGGCGGTCCGGCCCAGGTGCCGCCAGGGCAACCGATGGGTGCGGGCGCGGCGTCGTCGCCGGATTGGGTGCTCGGACCCGCGGAGACCCGCGACGGCCGGCGCTTGGTGAAAGGCATCGAGGGCTACAAGCCAGGACAGCGATGGGGTTTCCGCTCGATCGTGGACTACGTGAACAAGGCGGTGCGCATGGAGATGCGCCGCTCGAAGAGCCAGACGTCCGCGGTGCATCCGGCGCACTACAAGCCGGCGAATCACATGGCTTACACGCGGGAGACGCAGAGCCAGATCAATTTCCACGAGGCGGGACACGGCCTCGAGTATCTCATCCGGGCCCGCGTGCCGGCGTTCTTCGATACGTTTGCCGACGAGCTGATCGCCTTGACCAACCGGCCGGGCAGCATGGCGAGCGATCCGCCGGCCTCGGCCAGCGACAAGCAGAAGCGGCAATACCAAATCGGCGAGGGCGTGGCGGAGTGGACGCGGCTGCTGATGACGGAGCCGGCCGCGGTGGCGAACATGCGGGTGACGCCGGCGCTGAATGCCGTGGCCGAGCAATACTACCCGGGCATGGCCGCGGCGCTGCGGGACGGCGCCCGGGCGGTGCAACGATTCCAGAACCGGCCGGTGGCGGAGCGGTGGGCGATGTTCAACGCGGACCCGAGCGTGGCGCCGACGGCGAATGAGGTGATCGGTCGCATCATCCGTGGCGGGCAGGATGTCGCGGCCTTCCTGGCGAGCGGCGCTCCGGTAAGCCGCCTCGATCGGATGATTCCGCGGGCGATCATGGCCAACCGCGACCAGGTGGAGATGACCTACAAGCAAGCGCTGGCCAAGATGCGGGAGGTGCGGGCGACGACGACGGCGCCGCTGATGCAAGCGCACAATATGATCCTCTCGATCGGCGCGGAGGCCTCGAACGCGATCGCCGGCACGAAGCCGGGCAAGGGTCTGCGGGTGATCGGACCGGACGGGAAGTTCAAGCAATTCACGCGGGAGTCCTGGCGCGATCTGCGACGGAAGATCCCGAGCAAGCTGCTGCCGCTTTTCGACAGCGCGGCCTGGGCGCGGGAGTCTCTCACGCGTTGGGAAGCGGCGAAGATGGAGTATCCCGGCATGCGGGAGGGCATCTCGCCGGATGATCTGCGGGCGATCGTGGCCAATGCAACGCGGACGCTGCGCAACCGGGGCATCAATTTCGACGTGAGGTTTGCCGAGCAGTCGGCGTTCTTTGGGGAGATTCTCAACATCAAAGATTTCGGCGGGCTGAAGAAGCCGGGCGAGGTGGACCGCATGACGCAACGCGACACCTACTGGCCTCTGCCTCGAGTGATGCAGGAAGGCCGCGGCCGCGCCGGCAAGGCCCGCGGCGACATTATGAGCGGGGACTACCGGGCATTCGGCTCGGGCGAAGCGATCCGCCAGACGGACGAGGTGGCGGAGGAGCGGGTGCGGGCGGCTTACGAGGCGTATTACTGGAACCGATTCCTCAACATGCTGGCGGACAAGATGGCCGTGGTGGCCAAGGATCAATCGCTGCCGATCGAGGCGCGTTCGATCGCCGGCGCTTCCATCGTGCGGCTGAACATGCCGATGAAGGTGGCGGCGACGGTGAGCAAGGAGGAAGTGATCCCCTGGGTGATCGAGGCGATCAAGGACCAGGTGGAGAAGGTGATGGGCATACGGCCGGAGCTCAAGCCGGAGGACATCAATCTCTCGTGGAATTTTCGGGACGTGTGGCGGCCGACCGATCCGAAGGACCCGCTGGTGGTCTCGAGTCTGCGCGACGGGGAGCGGGTGTTCTACCAGCTCGGCGACCCGGCGATGTTCGGGATGTTTGCCAATCCGCAAACGGCGTCGAAGTTCGGGAAGTTTCTGAATTGGGCGCTCGGACCGATGACGCAAAACTGGAAGCGTAACATCACGCAAGGGCCGGTGTTTGCCATCCGCAACTTGTTCCGGGACACGCTCTCGCAAGCGATCCTCAACCCGGACCCGATCGCCTGGATTCCCGGGGGAACGCATATCCTGGGAACGATCAATAAATTCACGAATAAGTATCCGCAGGTGTTCCAAGAGGGACTGCTGCTCAGCCGCATCGAGCCGGGCAAGTCGGAGCTGGTGAACAAGGTGCAGCACGGCGCCGTGTGGCAATGGCTCACCGAAGGCTGGTATGTCAGCCAATCGAAGGACCCGGTGGTGAAGTTGCTGGCGACGTATTTGCAACCGAGCAACCTGCTTTTCCCGCTGTGGAAGGTGGGCGATGTGCTGAACCTCATCACCGGGGGGCGCACGCTGTCGCAATTCTTCGAGACGGCCGGACGCGAGGGCGCCGCGATCTCGGTGCTGCGCCGCGGCGGGACCGACGAGGAGGCGCTGATGAAGTATTGGACGGCGGCCGGGCAATTCAACGAGCACGCTGGCGTGGCCGACGCTAGGATCATGATGAACATACCGGGCTTCTTCAACCCGATGATCCAAGGCCTGCGCAACGCCGGGCAAAGGCTCAGCGATCCCGACCCGGCGGTGGCCGGCACGGCCTGGGCGCGCATGTTGATCATGATGCCGCTGCTCTTCGGCGCCGCGGCCGGCGCCAGGTATCTGCTGATGAGCAAGGAGGAGAAGGACCGCGAGCGCAACCGGCCGGTGGATGACCGGATGAATTTCATGGAGATCGGCGGATTCTCGGTGCCGTTCCCGTATGGCGCGGAGGGCGTGATGGGCTCGATGGTCTACAACTCGGTGATGGATGACCTGCTCGACCGGCCGCGGGTGGAAGCGGACAAGACGGTGTGGATGATGTTGAAACGCATCTTCGACCCGGGCAGTCCGTTGTCATTCTTCGGGCCGCAACTCTCGACGTTGGGCGAGGCGTCGTTCAACTGGTCGGTCTACCGGCAAAAGCATATCGTCTCGCCGTGGATGGCGGGGCTGCCGGCCAGCCAGCAATTCTACAGCACGACGCCGAAGTTTTACCAGGAGCTCGGCGAATGGTTCAACTACTCGCCGGCCAAGCTACAATACATCATGCAGCAAGCAATCTCCCGGCAAGCAGACGAGACGATCCGCTACATGGAATCGCTCGATCGCGGGCGGCCGATCCAGGAGCCGGCGGACGTGCCGTTTGTGGGGCGCCTGTTTATCCGCGAGCCGCTCGGATTCTCGAGCCAACCGCTCCGGGATGCAGAAGTCGTCGAGACCAGGCTGCGCGATCTCGATATGCGACTCCAGGCAAAGGGCTGGTATGGCCTGCGCGACGCCAATTATCCGCAAGACCAGCTCGGCACGACCGAAATGCGCAACCTTTACATGCAGCTACAATACCTCGAGGGGCTGCGGTTTGGGCTGAATCAAATGGACAATATGGCCGGCATGGCGAAAGCCTATGCGCTGGCTGAAAACTATGCGGAGGAACGCAACCAGCGCCGCGCTCTTACGGTCTATGCGCAAAGCCTGTTGCTCGGGAACAAGGACATGGTCGAGCGCATCGACATGGCAACCGAGCTGCTCAAGCAAATCCCGGAGCGCACGCCACAAGAGAAGGCCGCGGAATACCTAGAGCGGCGGTTCTGATTGGTCCGATAATCGGCCCCACGGGCCAATCCTACAGAGAAAACCCACGTTTCCGTAGTCAGATGCTCTATCCAATTGAGCTATGGCTGCTTTGAAAGTGTTGTCGGACGGATTTGCCGGTGTCGGCTTCTGATGGGACGTCTGATCTTTGTGGGGAAATATTCTTGCAAGATGTGACTAGATGCGCCATGGTGTGCCTATGGAATTGGCACGAGTATTGGTCCCACCTAGTCAACGCAAACGCAAACGTCGCAAGCATGAGGTTTCCGTCTACAAGGAACCGGGCAGCGAGATTTATTATTTCCGGGATACTATTCACGGCAAGCGGGTGAAGCGTTCGACCGACCAAACTACGCTGCAAGCGGCGCTGCGACAAGCAAAGATCATCCGCGATGAGCTGCTGAAAGACGGCGTCGGCCGCTCGACGATGCTGCGCCCGGGGTTTGCGACTGTCGGCGATGTGGGCCGGGTGTGGCTGGAGATGTCGGAGATCAAGACGAAGAAGAATAATTTCTCGGCGCTGCGGAAGTTTGTGCGGTCGTTTGTCTCGGGCGACGCGGATGCGGTGTCGATGTCTCGCGTGGGCGCCGGCGAGTTCGAGAAGTATCTGCGGCAGTGGCCGGGGTCGCACGAGGGGCGGAAGTCGACGGCGCGGCAGATCCGGGCGATGTTTGGCAAGAAGCCGCTGCGCTGGTATCGGCACGCGGGCCTGGTGCTGCCGGACATGACGGAGTTCCTCGAGGTGATGGCGGAGAATACGAAGGGGGAGACGCGGCAGAGGTTCGAGGGGATCGCGCCGTCGGTGCTGGCGCGGATGGAGGATGCGGCGGAGCGGCTGCGGACGTCGGCGGATCTGGAGGAGCGCAAGCTCTGGGCGGCCTGGGCGCTGATGCGTTGGTGCGGGCTGCGCAATGTGGAGGTGGCGGCGGTGCGGTGGAGTTGGATTCGCCGCGGGCTGATCGGGTGGGAGATCCGGGTGATTGATTACACGTATCCCGATGGCACGACGTTCAAGCCGAAGAAGTCGGCGGGCGTGGTGCCGCTGCGCACGGTGCTGCTCAAGCAGCTGATCAAGGCGATCGGGCGCGACTCGGAGTTTGTCATACCGCGGGCGAATGCGACCGAAGCGGACAAGCTGGCGAGTCGGCGGATCAATGATTTCATGCGGCCGTTCTTCCCGGAGGCGGCGATGAAGGACAAGAAGGCGTATCTGCTGCGCAAGCAAGCGGGCTCGGAGGTGGCGCAACGCGACGGGCTGGTGGCGATGGCGAAATTTCTACGGCAGAAGGGAATCAAAACAGCATGGGACAATTATCACGCTCAGTTGCAACCGCTGCGGCCGCTGTAGTCCTGGCGAGCTGTGCGACGCGGCCGGAGCCGCCGCCGCCGGAGCCGGAGCGGCATTACCGGTTTGCGGACATTCAAAGCATTCCGGCGAACGCATGGATCGAACAGAATGGGGACGCGGTGGGGATTGCTCCGATGCGGATATGGGTGGAGACGCACGAGAGTGGCGTGCCGAAGCGGCCGGTGATCCTGCGGGCGCACGACCGTTTCACCGGCGCCTGGGAGCAGAAGGTGATCGCTACGATGCCGATGCCGGCGCGGATCTTGTTCGACCTGCGGCCGTGGCTACCGGCGGATTATGCGACGACTTACATTCGGTGATTTGAAATTGCAGATTGGAAATTTGAGACGGTAGAGTGCGAGCATGAAAGCGCGGTATCTTGTATTGTTGGCGATGATTGCGTGTCATGTTGCGTCAGCTGATACGACGCTGTTGATCGAGGCGGCGCCGGCGGTCGATGGGCCCTGGCGGGTGGTGCCGATCGGACCGGAGGCGCTCGATCTCGAGGGCGGAATCGTGTGGCAGGGCGTGCCGGCGGAGCTGAAGTTTGTGCGGGTGCGGGTGATCCGGCCGGCGGTGAAGGCGGCGCACGTGGAGCCGGAGGAGGAGCTGGTGGAGCCGGCGGTGGTGTGCGCATGCGATGCGTGCACGGGCGTCGAGGAGGAAAGCGAATGAAGGCGCTGTCGTGGGTGCTGTTGGCCGTGGGCTGCTACGGGCTGCTGTTTGTCGTCCTGGGAAGCGGTTTGCTCGCGGCGATTTTCAGCGGGCCGGATTGGTGGGCGGCGTATGATTACCGCGGGCTGGCCGGATGGTATGGCGGACTGTGGGATTGGCTGCGCTCGAACGCGGCGGCCGCGGGGATGGCGGCGGTGTTCCTGGTGATGGCGCTGGCCGGCGCCTGGCTGCAACTGCGGGAGGAAAATCCCGGGCAGGGGAATTAAAGGGCGGCGGGCTTGGCCGGTTTTCGTGCTTCTGCTTTCCTGCGGCCTGGGCGCGGGAAGGTGGCGGCGCGGCGAGCGGCCGCGGATCTGGCCGGGCTCGGGCGCTTGGCCAGGAGTGACGCGGCGTTTATGTGGCCGCCGCAGTGCGGGCAAACATCCGGGCCGGTGGCTTTGCTAGGGGTGGCGCTTGTCTTGGTTTTCATGCGTCTGCTTTCCTGCGGTCCGGGCAAAGGTGGTGATGTCTTTGGTGGCGCGGAGAATGGTCTTGAGCTCGCGGAGAATCATGACGACCAGGCCGGGCGGATGGCGCTCGAGGAGATCGGCGACGACGTCGCGGGCGATTTGTTTTGCTTGTTGGTGGCTCATAGCTTGGCGGCCGCGGCCGGCGCCGGTGATGATCCGGCGCCGGAGTGTGGCAGTCAGCGAGCGGCTTTGCGCTTGCGGGGTTTGCTTTCTTTCTGTTCGTGCATGTAGCGCAACGCGTCCAGGGCGGCTTGTGCGTCGGTCATGCCGCTTCCGGCGTAGGCTTTGCGCAGCTTGGCGCGGTTTTTGGCGATCATCTTGTTGAGCTGGCGGCACGGAGTTTCCCAGCCGGCGGCGTCGGCCAGTGCGTCGATGCTGGCAAGGGTGAATCCGCGCAGCCCGTAGTTCTGGCCGGTGTGCTGGCGGAGAATGTTCTCGATATCGTCGAGAATGCGCTCGGCCAGCTTGGTCGGGATAGTGACGGTTTTGGGTTTCATGATTTGGCTTCTGGTTAGTTGTCACCGCCGAACATTTGCTTCGCTGACATAACGCGGTGCGCCTCGGCGAACTCTTCTGCCTCGGCCTTGCAATGTTCTATTTGCTCGGGTGAAAGGCCCTCCGAAATACCGGAAGCCACTTCGGCGACCTCTTGCAATTTGCTTTCGCTGGGAGCGGTCAGAACCAGGAAGAGCCCAAGTGTCAGCGCGGCCATCCTTGCCTTATCGTCGCCGCCATCAACTAAGAAGGCTTCCACAAATGCAAGGCGTGCCGCTTTGCTGATTTGCGGGGCGCCATCGCTTTTGCGGCGGCGCTTGTGGTGCTCTGGTATGCCGTCCCAAAATGCTTTGTTGTCGGATGCTTTGCGGCAGAACTTTCGGAAGCTGGTTCCGATCTGCGGTTGCAATTTGAGGCTGGCCCACTGAACCAGCATTGCCCGCTGCTCCGGTGACTTGTTCCACTTGCCCGTGCAAAGCATCGGCGCTTTGTTTCGGTTGTTGTTTTGTTTGCTCATTTGCTGTTTGCCCGTTTGGTCGGTTGGCTCTTCCGGGTTGGTGTTTGTTTGGTCGGTCCATAATGGGCCGTCCGTGGCGCCCCGGGCAAGCCCGGGACGCTGTCGGGCGGTCAATGCGGGACGGTCTCGAAGTCGGCGAACATGGCGACAGTCAAGCGCGCCTGACGCTCGAGCTCGGCGGACCAGCCGGCGCCGTAGCCGTCGAGATAGGTCTCGCCGTGCATGTGGTGCGGCTCGGGGCAGAGCTCCCACAAACCGGGGCTGCCGTCGGCCAGGTCGGCCAGGCATTGCCGGGCGGTCTCAAGGCCTTCGGCGCCTTCGAATAATTCCGCGGCCGTCTTGGCGCCGGCGGCGCGGCCGTCGCGCTCGCCGAGCTCGAGCTCGGCGCGGATGTCGTCGAGCTCGTCCAGGATGTCGGTTGCCGCGGTCATTCGTGGTTGCCTCCGTTTGCGGTTTCGATCGCTTCCTCGATGATGGCCAGGGCGCCGCAAAGCGTGCGCTCGGCCTCGGGTGTTTCGTCGATGGCTTGCCGCATGTGCGCCCGGGCGATGGCCAGGGCGAGCAGCATCGAGGGCGCCGCGGCGATCAGCCGGGCGTTTGCTATGGCTTCGTCGTCGAGATTCTGATTGAGAACCGCAACGGTGAGCGGGCCTTGCGGATGCTCTTTGAGCTCGACGGCGTGCACGCGGATGTTGTGCATGCGGCTGTCGTAGTGGTCGCGGTCGATATGCGGCCGCCATGGTCCCGGGGTGTGGTTGTTGTTGGCGATCATGTTACCAGTTGGCGTCGGCCATGTTGAAGGCCTGGGCGAATTGCAAGCCGCGGACATGGTCGGCCGCGGTGCTGGTCTCGTGGTAGGCTTTGCGGGTTGCGGGGTAGTAAGCGATCGTGTCGCCTTTGCTGATCTGCTTGCCGGTCTCGGGGCAAGTGCTGGCAAAGCGCGCCGTGATAAAGCACGGCGGCCGGTGTTGCGTGTATCTGCTCATGTTGTCTTGTGCCCGTTTGGTCGGTTGGCTCTTCCGGGTTTGTTGTTGTTGGTTGGTCGGCCTGGTGGCCGTCCGTGGCGCCCGGGACGTGCCCGGGCGCGGTCGGACAGTCATGCGGCGAGCTCGAGGTCGGGTTGCCGGTGCGGGAGATCGCGGGCGAGCTCGTGCTCGATCATTCCATTTTTAACCTGCTGCATCATGCGGCCGATCGAGAGCCCGGCGAGCGGGGCCTCGACGTGGCGCCGGAGCAGCGTGCCGGCGGCCTCGGCATAAAGCCGGCTGCCGATGACAATGATCCGCGAGGCGCACCGGAGCCCGGCGCCGGTGGGGTCGTCGTGCAAGCGCTCGAAGGCGTGCGGCATGTCGGCCAGGCTGCGCACCGGCTGCATGCGTTGCTCGTAGTAGTCGATGCCGGCGCTCGGCGACAAAAAGCCATATTTGCCGGAGAGGATGACATAGCTATGCCGGGCGGCCTCGATGCGCTGACGGGCCATGGTGAACAGCTGGCCGGCGTAAGCGCTCCGCGCCAGGCAATACCCGGCGCGGAGCTCCGCGGATTTCTTGGCCGAGCAGGCCAAGATGAACACGGTGGGCGTCATGTCAGCGGCGGCGCTTGGCGGCGCGGGCTTTGCGTTTCTCGGCGCGGATCGCGGCGGCCTTGGCGCGGACGCCGTCGACGTAAAGCCGGGCGGCCTCGAACATGATCTCGCTCGAGGCGCGGCGGCCGGCCTCGCGGATGCCGATGATGCCGCCGGGGTGCAGCGAGATGACGAGCTCGGGCCGGACGCCATAGGCGGCCGGCGTGGTGTGAGCTTTGCGGGTGACGGGTTTGTTGAGCGTGGTCATGTTAGGCGTGCGTGCGGTTGAGTGCGTAGCCGGTGATGCCGAGCGCTTCGGCGATTGCGACAAGGGCCTCGTCGATTGCGTTGTCGCCGACGCCGTCGATGCGTTTGGCGAGCGTGATCCCGGCGTTTTCGATCGCTTCCTGCGCGGCGGCGCTGGTGCGGTGGTAGCCGTAACCGCCGGCGCGGCCGGAGCTGGCGCGGTAAGCGGTGCCGTGGGCGCCGTGGTGATTGATCCACAAGCAAGCGGAATTGGTGCGGCCGGTGCCGTAGAGACGGAGCTCGACGGGCACGTGCAGCCGGTGCTGTGCGGTCTGTTCGTCCTGGTCGATCGTGACGATCTGCCGGACCTCGAGGTAGCACGCGTTCTCCTTGCGGTGGCGCGGGTTGAATTTGCAGATGTGATCCGCGGCGATTGTCGCGGTCTGTTTGTCTAGCGTTTGCATTTTTTCATTTGCCCGTTTTTTATCCGGTCGGCTCGTCCGGGTTGGTTGTTCTGTAGCTAGGTAAATTGGCCTCGCTACGTAGGGAAATCTAGCGTGCGCTCGCTACGTGTCAAGCGGGTTTCTGAAAGTTTTTTTGGGGGGTGATTTCACCAGCACGAGCCCGGCCAGGGCCCGCGAATGATCCTTGCGTCGCTTGTATATTCAATTGATATTAAGGAGCCGCTTCCTGCGCTCCGCCACCGCCAGGGTTTTGCGGGTAGTCGATCACTTTCCCGGCGTGGCTTTTGGCCGTGGTGAGGGTGAGGCCGCGGGCGACCGCGTCGGTGATGCATTCCCGGGCCATGGCCGTCCGGGTAAGGTTCGAGGCCGCGGCCAGGCGTTGCAGCTCGGCGTCGACCTCGGTGCTGATCGTGGTGCTAATGCGGACGCGGCCCTTCCCGGCGGACCGATCGGACCGGCGCCTTTTCGTGCTTTTCATAGGGCCAATGTCGCACCGGTTAATTTTCTAGCAAGAAATATATTGCGTTCTAGGTAGAACTACCTAGAACAAGGGGATGCCCGCTAAATCTCTCACCGTTTTAGTGCCGGAAGAAGTCGCTGCGCAAATCGACGAAGCTGCGCGGAGCCAGTATTTAAGCCGCTCCGACGTCGTCCGGCAGATCATCATCGCAGAGCTCGAGCGTCGTCGGCGTGAGCTCGAGGACAATCAACCGGGAGTCGCGGCGTGAGTGATTCCGCGGCGCTTTTGTTTTTGCTGGTGCTGTTCCTGGCGGCGTTCGCCGGGATGCTGAACGCACTGAAACGAGTGTTTGAAAGGGGCGGCCGGCGATGATCGCGGCGCGCTCCTCCCGGATGCGTTCGAGCGGGCGCGGATCGCGTCGGCGCTCGAGCTCGGCGCCGCGGGCGCCGCGGTGGATGGTCTACGGCTTTTGCCCGCTCACCGGTCCCTGGCGCCAGATCGTGCACGCGGCGACGGCCGCCGGCGCCCTGGTCAAATACGCGACCGAGCACGATATGCCGCTCGAGGCCTGTCACGTCCGGCCGGACTGATCGCCCCGGGCCCCTTTTTCTTTTTTTGTATGTCAAACCAAGGCGAACAAATAAACAAATCGGCGGCGCTGCCGCGGGTGTTCTCGATCGGTAGCCTGGCTGATCATCTCGGGCTGAGCCGGCGCACTGTGTGCCGGGCGCTGAGCTCGGGCGAGCTCGAGCATTATCGAGTTGGCGCCCGGGCTCTCATCCCGGAACCGGCTGCGCTTGCCTGGTTGGAATCTCAACGGGTCGGACGTCGGCCCCGGCTGCGCGTAGCATGACCGGCCCCGGCTCCCTCATCCAAGCGGCCGCGGATGCGGACCGCGCCGCCCCGCCCTTTTCTTTTTTTTCGGAGGTTCAAGAGGAGGCAGAGAAATGCCTGGCTGAGTCTGGGGAGTTCACCGGCGAGCGGCTTTTCCGGGATCGGCCGGCGGTCTACGCGGCCGCGGTGCGGATGATCGCGGAGGGACAGAGCATCTCGGCGACGGCCCGGGCGCTTGGCATCTCGAGGAATACGGTTGCCGCGGTCCGCGATCGTGAGGGCGTTTCTATAGAGCAGGACAAAAAGGAGTTGTTGCGGGATCTTCGCCGGGCTTCCCGGCTCGGCGTCGAGAAGGTGATCGAGCTCCTGCCGGAAACCAAGGCGGCCAAAGATGCCGCGATCGTCGCCGCGGTGATGGTCGACAAGATGCAGCTGCTATCCGGCGAGGCGACAAGCCGGGTCGAGCGAGTCGAGACCAAGCCCGACCAGGTGAAGGCGTTCCTGGATTCCTTGCCGGTCGTCGAGGGTGAGGTGCTCGAGGTTATTTCAACCGGTGTTCCCGGGGAAACGGCCGGGCAAAAGGCGGCCGGGCTCGAGGCCGCGGTGCCGGCGCTCCCGGCGCCTCTGTCTGATTCCGTATCAGATGATCCTGCCGGTTCTGACACTGTAGACGAGGCTTGTCGGACCGATGCACGGACCACGGCCGGCAGTTTTGAGACCGCCCCGGATGCCGCGGACGATGGCGCCGGGCGCCCGGGTGATGGGGGGGGAGGGGGTGCCTTCTGTTTCGCGCCTGCTCCCAGGGGGATTGATACCGAAAAACAGAATTTTGGCCAAAGGGCCATTTGTTCCGTCGGTGGACGCGATGAGACGCGCTCGGAGCTCGGGGGAGTTTCCGAAACTCAATCGGCCGCAGCGGAACGCGGCGTGGCAGATGGGGGTCTGCCCGCCGCATCACATTTATGCAAGCGCACGAAAAAGAAACAGGGCGGGGGACCGAAGCGGTCGCCCGCGAAACCAGTCTCGCCGAAGGCACCGACTTCGCAAAAAAAGAAGGGGGGCTCCGGGTGCTGACGTCGGCGGGTGTGAAGAAGGTCGCAGAGATGCTGCGCCGCAAACGCGAGCAGGAAGCGCCGCCGACGTTCGATCCAGTCGACGTGCCCGAGCCGCCGGAAGAAGCGCCCGAGTGGCGTCCTGGGCCGGCGCCGGAGGTGGCCGTGGAGGAGTTGGACCCGGAAACCAAGGTCTACGCCAAGGCCATGCGGCACTACTTCAACCCGAAGCTCTTGGGCTGCGAAGTCGAGGGCAAGGCGGGCGTGGTCAACGTGCGCGTGCGGGACGCCAAGTTCTACCGGGCGGGCGAGCGGTTTGTGGTGAAGATGAATGACATGGGTGAATGGGAGGCGGAGGTGCATCGCATCGCTCCGAAATACCGCTGATGTGGGAACGCATCGACAATCCCAAGTGCCTGCTTTGCGCCCGCAATGCCGTCGTTCGCACGGACATCGGGCACCTGTGCTGGCTGTGCCACAACGACGTCAACCGCATGCAGGTCTGGCTGCTGCAAACGCTGCAATGGCGACCCATGAGCAAAAAGGAAGGAGCGGAGCATGAGCAGCACGTCAACGGCTGAAAAAAAAGAACGCCCGGCCGCCAAGCCGCCCGTCACGTTCCGCGAGACCGACGGCGCTGTGCAGTTGGTCGGCTATCCCGGCTGGCGGCTGATCATCGAACGCATCGAAAAAAAGAAAGGGGCGGCGTGAAGCGCATGAACGGCCGAATCCTCGAACTAGAGCCCGGCACCGTCGGCTACCAGCACTTCGACGCGGCCGCCATGAATCGCGCCCTTAACGCCTGGGCCCGGCGCCGCGGCATCGTCTGGGAGTCGCCCTTCCGCCGTCCCTTTGACTTCGAACCCAAGAAGAAAATGAAACGCACACCATGAGAATACGCACCGTCAAACCCGAGTTTTGGGCGCATCCGGTCATGAGCCGGTTGCCCTACGACACCCGCATCCTTGCCCTTGGCCTCCTCAACCTTGCCGACGACGAAGGCTACTTCGACGCCGATCCCGATTACATCCGCGGCGCGGTCCTATTCCGCGAAGATTCGTCGAATGTTCGTCGAATGCTCGACGAGCTTTCGCGCAGCCAGTGGATCACCCTCTGCGGGACGCCGGAAAGGCCGATTGGCCGCGTGGTCAACTTCCGCAAGCACCAAAGAGTCGATCGTCCGCAACCCTCTCGTCTCAAGCAATATGCGCTCGACGAAGATTCGTCGAACGATCGACGAGCCCTCGACGATCAATCGACGCAGGAACAGGGAACAGGGAAAGGAAAGGAATCCCCTATAGTCCCCGCAAGCGGGGACGAGCCAGCCGAGGAAGATCCTTTGCTTCTCCGAGCCAAGGCGATCTTTCGAATGCGCCCCGGCACGGCGCTCGATCGGTCGATGCGCCGCGCATGGAAGCTGTCGACCGCCGCCATCGCCGGCACGACCGAGCCGGAATGGCAAACGCTCGAGGCCTACTACGCCAGCCAATCCATCCACTTCCGCGAAGACATCCGCCGCCGCGACTTGGCGACGCTCTTGAACAACTGGTCCGGCGAGCTGACCCGCGCCGCGGCATGGGCAGCCCGAACCGGCTTCCACCCCGAAAATTCGCAAAAAAAAGAAACGGGGGGGCCGCCCGACGAGTTATGGCGGGCGGCGCTCGAGGCGCTTTACCCCGAGGGGAATCACACCGCGTATCGCGCCTGGGCCGACGTGCCTGAGTCGCTGCGCGAAGAGATCACCGCGGCCATCGCGGCCGCCGAAGAGCAGGAGGCAGCATGAACACAGCCGCATTCGCCGCCTGGGTGCTGTTGGCCGTTTTGGTCATCACGATCCTGGTCGCGGTATTCGACGACAACGACCCGCGCTTCCCATGAACCCTTTGACCGGACCGCATGGTGCGGCGGGAGACCCGCCGACCGGGAGCCATCGTGCACCGCATGAAACACGGACGGTCAACCTTCCACCCATGAAAACCAAACCCGAGCACCGCTCTTATTCCATCAGCTACGTGACGTCTTACAACAAATTCCCGCCATACATTCAGCCCGCGCCGAACGGCCGCGAGCTGGCTGAGCTCTACGACAAAGCCGCCAAGCAGATCGAGAAACTCGTCTATGCCCTCAAGCTCTGCGCGCCGCTCACGCCGCGCGCACAGCAAGCCCGCAGCGAGGCCTTCGACGCCGTGATGGAGGACATGAAATCATGAGTCAACCCATCCGCATCCCCGACCGTTTCGCCACGGCCGATCCGCGTGCAAAGAGCCGCCGCCTGACGAAGAACGCCATACTCAACCGCCCCGATCGCCGGAGCGTCAGCGGCACCGCGGCGACAAATTTCCGCGGTCGCGCCAAGTCCAAGCGCGTGCGCCTGCGCAAACTGCAACGCCAAGCCCGGAGGAAACAACGATGAGTGACGCCACCACACCCGTCGCCTTGTGGTCCGGCGAAGCCGAGACCTCCCTGCTTGGCGCCATCATCAACGGCGGCCAGCCGGCGATCGACGCCGCGGCCGATCTTGTGCGCGAAGAATGGTTTTTTGCCCCGGTGCACCGCGCCTCATGGCAAGTGCTGCACGGCATGTATATCAAGCGCCAGCCGGTCGATCTGTTCACCTTCACCGAGGCCTTCCGGCAGAGTGGAGAGCTCGAAAAAATAGAAGGGGGGGGCGGATGGGTCACGGCTACCTTTGCCGCAGCGCCCGGAGGCCTGGGCATGTTGCAGCATTGGGCCGACATCGTCCGCGATTACTGGCGCCGGCGCGAGATTGTCCGCGTTGCCACCGACCTGCTGCTCGACGCCAAAAATTTCGCCAAGCCGACCGAAGACGTGATCGACCTGGGCGAGAAAAGCCTGCTCGATCTGCGCCTCGAGACCAAGCAGACCGGCCTGGTGCACTGCGCGGAGGCGGTCAATGCCGCGGCCGCCCGCATCGAGATGGCGCACAAGAAGCGCGGCGGAGTCATCGGTATCGCCACCGGCTTCACCGACTTGGACCGCATGACCGGCGGGCTCAAGCCCGGCCAGCTGGTGATCATCGCCGCCCGCCCGAGCATGGGTAAGAGCGCCTTTGCCACCAACATCGCCGAGACCGCTTGCCTCGAGAACGAAACACCCACCGCCTTGTTTAGCCTGGAAATGACCGGCGAGGAGCTGATGGAGCGCGTTCTCTGCACGCAATCCGGCGTGAAGCTCCAGCGCGTGCGCGACGGATTCATGAGCAAGGAGGAAATGAAGAAGCTCGGCCAGAAAGTCGGCGAGGTGCAAGGCGCGCCGCTTTACCTTGACGAGACGCCCTCGCTCACCATCGCGGCCTTCCGTGCCCGGGCCCGTCGGGCTGTGGCCAAGCACGGCGTGAAGCTCTTGATCGTCGACTACTTGCAGCTCATGCGCGGCTCGACCAAGCGCGCACAGCAAGACCGGCGCCTGGAGATCGACGAGATCAGCTCCGGGCTCAAGGCCACGGCCAAAGAGCTCGGCGTGCCGGTCATCGCGCTATCGCAGCTCAACCGCGACGCCGAAGAGCGTGCCGAGCCCAAGCTATCGCACCTGCGCGAAAGCGGTTCCATCGAGCAGGATGCCGATATTGTTGCGTTACTTCACCGCCCCGAGCGCGTCACCCACAAGGAAGAAGACAAGGGCAAAGCCGTCTTGATCCTGGCCAAGCAACGCAACGGCCCCGTTGGCCGCATCGAACTGCACTTCGACGGCGAGATCACCCGGTTCAAGAACGGCACGAACAAACTTTACTCCAACCGCGCCGACGAGCGCCAGGGAGCCAACAAGTCGTATCAAAACACCGATGGAGAATGATATGAGCCACCAAGAAAAAATCGAACGCATCAACGCCGAGCTCAACACGAGCGAGACGTGGTCGCAGCGCTGGCAGATCGAGCGCGAGCACAACGAGCGCCTCGCCGCCGAGGCGGAAAAAGTCCGCACCGGCGTGCACAGCCTCAAGGCCCGGGCCGTCGAGCGTTACAGCAACAACCAGCAATTCGCAGCCGAGGCCCGCACTGCCGGCGATCCGCGCCGGGCCGAAGTCTACGAGCGCATGTGCGTCGTGCAGAGCGGCATGGTCCGCGCCCTCGATGACGTGCTCGAGCTCATGGACGCCGTCTCACGCGAGCAATGAGCGGAGCAGGCAAAGGCGACAAACCGCGTCCCGTCGACGGCCCGACCTACCGGGCCAACTACGACGCGATCTTCCGTCGCCCATATCCCAATTGGGTTTGCCGTCCGTGCGGCTGGCAATACGGCCGCTTCCCCGGCATGGACCGCATCTCCGCCTGGCACGAAGGGACGTGCGGTATCTGCGGCCAGCGCGGCCCCGTCACCGAACCCCGCGACTTCGGCCACCTGCAAAACCTTCCAACTTTATCATGAATACATACCAACCAAAACCGAACACCTGGACATTGTTCCAGAACCGCAAGACCAACGACACGCAGCCCGACTACACCGGTAGCGCTTTCCTGGAAATGCCCGATGGCACGACCAAAGAATACCGCTTGAGCGCCTGGAAGCGCGTCAGCCGGAGCGACGTCAAATTCATCGGCGGCTTCATCAAGCTCAAAGAAGACCAGCAGCCCAAGCTCATCGACGAAGCGCCGGCCGCCGGGGCAGGGGACGAGACGCCATGGTAGCACTTCTCGAATTCCAAAAGATCATTCCGGTCCGCACGCCGCTCGGCTACGGCACCGTGCTTTACGTCGAGGCATGCGGCGGATTTGCCAACGACATCTTTGCCATCGTTCTCGAGCGCACCGGCGAGATCAAGCACATGCGCAGCGATCAATTCGTCGTCCTCCGCAACCCCACGCTCGACATCGAAAACGCCGAAGATCCGAACGAATGAAAAACTCCTGGAACTGGCATCCCGACAAATACCTCTTCCGCAACGGGAGCAAGTATTGGCTGCGCTTCACGCCCTACGATCCGGTCGTCAAACAGCCGCGCCTGGCGGTCAACCTCAACACCCGCGACATCAACGAAGCCCGCACGCTCCGCGACGCCTGGCTGCAAAAGTCCGGCTACGAGATGAGCCCGCGCATCAACCGCTTTCCCTACGAAGAATGAAAAAGCATCGCAAGCCTAAACAGCCAAAGGATGTAGCGGCGGTCTATGACCGCTGGAACTATCTGATTTGGCGAGGCGACTTGGGAGACGATTGCACCTGCCGCGTCGGCAACCTCATTGCGCACTGTGAATGCCTTGGTGAAATCAAATGGAAACCGCCTGGGCGCGGACGTCTATATACCGGCGACATCTGGTGCGTCTGCGTCAGCCAGGTGGACGCCAATAACCGCATCGACGGCCCCGACCTTTTCCACTCCGGAGAAAACGGCGGCTACGTCATGGGCGCTGAAATGGCTCGCGGAATTGCCGAAGCCATTATCCGCGCTGCACTCGCCACTCGTCACTCGTCACCCGCTACCCCCTCATGATCTTCACCCCGCACCAAGTCCACGAAGCGCCCGAGCTCCTCGGCAAAGATGCCGCGGGGAATATCCTCGTGCGTTTCAAGGACGGTGTGCGGCGGATGACGTCCGACCAGCTCCTCGAATTCCACCGGCTTTACGAGGAGCGTATCCGGTTCGAGCAGGACGACCCGTATCGCTACGGCTATGTCATTCCGATCTGGGAGACGGCCGACCGGCAATTCGCCGAGCTGCGCGAGCAATTCCCCAAAGGCGTCACCGAGCTGCTCATCCTCGGCGGCAACCGCGCCTCCAAGTCACGTTACCTGGCACGCCGCGCCGTCGAAGTCCTGGTCAACACCCCGGGCGCGAAAGTCTGGTGCCTGCAATCGACCGAAGCCTCCTCGATCCAAAACCAGCAGCCCTATCTCTGGGAATACCTGCCCGCGGAATGGAAGCCCGCCGCCTCCGGCAAAATGCGCAAAGGCGTCACGACCAACATCACCTATTCGCAGAAAGGCGGGTTCACAGAAAACTCATTCGTCCTGCCAAATGGCAGCCAGTGCTGGTTCAAGTTTTACTCCATGGATGTCAAATCCGTGGAGGGGGCGGAGTTGACCTATGCCTGGGCAGACGAATTGGTAAATCCTGAGTGGATCGAGGCCCTGCGTTTCCGACTCATCACCCGCAACGGCGAGCTGGCCGTCGGCTTCACGCCCATCCTCGGCTACACCGACACCGTGGCGGAATACCTCGCCGGCGCCGTCACCCTCGAGGATACGGAGGCCCCGCTCGTGCTCGACAACAAAGGCCGCCCCATCCGCGTGCCCCGCGTGCAGCAATGCGCCAAGCCCACCGCCCGCGTCGTCTACTTCCACACCGCGGACAATCCCTTCGGAAACTACGAGGCGATGAAGATCGAGCTGGAGAAGTCGCCCAAGGACCGCATCCTCATGCGCGCCTACGGCGTCCCGACCAAGAAGCAGGCGAATATGTTCGCCAAGTTCAATACCAACGTCCACGTCGTCGATCCCGACCGCGTGCCCAAGGACGGCGTCAACTACCACGTCGTCGACCCGTGCTCCGGGCGGAATTGGTTCATGATCTGGGCCCGCTTCGATTCTGCCGGCCGGTGCTTCGTCTACGACGAATGGCCGAACCAACTCCGCGAAGTCCCCGGCGTCGGCCTGCCCGGGCCCTGGGCCGTGCCCGGCGGCAACAACCCCGACGGACAAGCCGGCGATGCCCAGCGCTCCTTCGGCTTCGGCCTCTCGCACTACAAGCTCGAGATCGAAAACATCGAGGCGCAGCACGGCCGCGACTGCGGGCTCAGTGAGCCGATTACCGTCTTCGAGCGCCTCATGGACAGCCGCTATGGCAACGCCGCCACCGTGGCCCGCGAGGCGCCCACCACGCTCATCGAGGAATGCGCCGAGATCGGCCTGCACTTCGCCGCCGCGCCCGGCGACACCATTGCCGAAGGCGT